CTTCGTGGAAGACCCCGCGCCGTGCGGCTCAAGCACGCAATCATCAGGTTGCTGCTTTGCTCTCGCCGTCCAAGGGTCTGAATTACCGCGATCCGTTTGTCATGCTCAACCCGCAGGATGCGGTTGTTCTCAACAACTTCATTGCCAAGCCTACTGGTGTGGAGCTGCGCGGCGGGTTTCAGAAGTATGTGACAGGGCTTGGTGGGAGTGTCAACACCATCATGCCTTACATGGCTCAAGACCCAACCGCCAACAAACTGTTTGCAGCGGTCACCAATCAATTCTTTGACGTCACGGCATCAGACAATGCACCAACGCCTGTCGAGGCCGACAACAGCTCAGTAGATGGTCGCTGGAGCCACATCATGTTCTCGGCTCCGACCATGAACTTCTTGTGCGCAACTAGCCCCTCTGGCGGCTATTGGACGTATGACGCGACAGGTGGCTGGGAAGATCGAACCGCAGCGCTGACAGGTTTGAATGCGCCTGCCGGGTGCATCGCAGCATGGAAGAATCGTTTGTGGATTTGCGGCGAAGGCACGGCCAAGGTGTTTTATCTGCCCGTAAACTCGATCCAAGGCGCGGCCACTGAGCTCGATCTTGGGCCATTGCTCAAACACGGCGGCTCGGTTGTGGCAGCGGTCAACTGGACGATGAACGCTGGTCTTGATATTGACGATTATCTGGTGTTCTTTGGTAGCCAGGGCGACGTCGTCATCTACCAAGGCACTGACCCTGATGATCCGTCTACCTTCGCACTGAAGGGCATCTGGTACATGGGACGTCCACCTGTGGGCAACCGCTTCTTTGTGCAGTATGGCGGCGAGCTTATGGTGCTGTCCGAGCTAGGCCTGTTGCCAATGTCAAAGATGGTTAATGGCCAAGTTGCAGACAGTTACAGCGTGATGTCTGCTCGCATCTCTCCTGCTCTGAGCCCACTGCTTTCGCGCTTGATTGACAACGAGGGCTGGGAGGTTGATCTGCTTGAGAACAACGACCTGTTGATGATCAAGCCACCGCGCCAGTCTACTCAATATCAGCAGTATGTGATGTTCATTCAGACTGGTGCTTGGTCCACATTTTCTGACATGCCGCTAAACACAATCACGACCTACAACGGCCAGATGTACTTTGGCGATGAGAGTGGCAACGTGCAGATAGGTCTGTCGGTCAAGCGCGATGGCATGGACATCGATGGGCTAGGCGGCATGTTTGTCACCGGACAGTCGCAGGGCGGATTCAACGCCTTTGGCTCACCGGCCAACCTCAAGCTGTTCACGATGGCGCGGCCAATCCTGATCGCAGGTGCAGCGCCATCAGTCCAAGCGCAGATGAACGTCGAGTACACGTTTAACCCGATCTATGCGTCTCCGAGCTTTATCGACCGTGAGAGAGCTGAATGGGATGAAGGCGTGTGGGATGAGGCCCAGTGGGCAGGATCGACCAACACCTATGCGGCGTGGGTTGGACTGCAGAACATGGGCTACTACGGCTCGCTGCGGGTATCGGTGAAAGGTGATCCCGGCACCGTGTTCGTATCGTCGAACGTGATGTATCAGCCAGGCGGGGTGATGTGATGTTGGTCAGCGCACGCAGCCCAGAAGAGAAGCGTGCCGCGGCCGGCATCCTGCTTGAGAAGGCCGGCGTGCAGCCTTGCGCAGACATGCAGGCGCTGGTGTGGGTCAACGAAGAGAGCCAGCAGGTGGAGTGGGTGGTGGGCTACACCGGCTTTATTGGCAAAGTTTGTCAGATGCACGTTGTGAATTTAGGTACGCGTAGGACCCCTCGCAAGCTGCTATGGGCGGCGTTTGACTACCCGTTTAACCAGGTGGGTCTCGAAGCGGTACTTGGAATCGTGAACAGTAATAACGATTTTGCGATCCGCTTCGACAAGCACTTGGGATTCAAGGAAGTGATGAGGCTTGATGGTTTGCATGATGGCGGCGGCGACATCGTGATCTTTCGCATGAATCGCGATGAGTGCCGCTGGATTAAGGAGATTGAGCATGAAGAAAGAATGGTCGCGTAGAGAGCTGTACGCGCACGGTGAACCGTTTGGCGACTGTGCTACTCAGCGCAAGCTCGGCGGCGGCTACATCTGCGGCGGTGGCGGTAAGGGCTCGGCTCCTGCAGCTCCTGATTACACAGCAGCGGCTGAGAAGCAGGGGGAGTCCTCCAAAGAAGTCACCAACATGCAGACTTGGGCTAACCGCCCAAATCAGAACACGCCGTTCGGCACCGTTAATTGGACTCCTCAAGCGCAGACCGACCCAGCGACTGGCCAGCCCGTCACACAGTGGACGCAGAACTACAACCTGACGCCTGAGTCACAGCGTGCGCTTGATTCGCAGATGGCTGTGCAGCAGGGTCGCAGCGACCTTGCGCAGAGCTTCATGGGGCGCGTGCAGAACGAGTACTCGCAGCCATTCAACTGGGGCGGTTTACCTGGTCGTGGCGGCAATGTGCAGGGCTCGGAGTTTCAGCGTCTTGGCGCAGCTCCCCAGCTGCAGACCAGTATGCAGACGCAGGGCGTGCAGAACCGCGTCAACTTTGATGACAACCCAGCTTTGCAGGGTGCCAACCCGCAGGAGCGCCAGCGCATCGAGAACGCGCTCTTTGATCGCATGGCGCCGATTCACGAGCGCCAGCAGTCTTCGCTTGACGCCAAGCTCGCCAACCAGGGCATCACGATGGGCTCTGAGGCTTACAGCCGCGAGATGCAGCGCATCGGTGATCAGCAATCCCGCGAGCGCTTCAACGCTCTCGAGATGGGCGGCTCCGAGATGGCTCGCATGAATCAGATGGCCTTGGCTAACCGTCAGCAGATGACCAATGAGGACATGGCAGGCGCCAACCTTTACAACACGGCAAACGCACAGGCTTTCAATCAAGCACTGCAGGCGGGTCAGTTTGGCAACACGGCAATGCAGAACCAGCAGGGGCTGGATCAAAACCGAGCTGGGTTTAATAACCAAGTCGGCCAGAACCAGTTTGCACAGCAGATGCAGCAGTCTCAGTACCAGAACCAGCTGCGCAATGCTGCTCTGGCTGAAGAGATGCAGCGCCGCAGCATGTCTCTGAACGAGATGAACGCGCTCTTGACCGGTCAGCAGGTGGGCATGCAGCAGATGCCTCAGTTCAACGCGTCTGCAGCTGCACAGCCTGTTCAGTACAACCAGGCAGCTCAGAACCAATACCAGGGCGCTCTTGACGCGTTTAATGCTCAGAACCAGAACGCAAACAGCTTCACAAGCGGTCTGTTTGGTCTTGGTGGCTCGCTGGGGTCTGCGGCAATGTTCTCGTTTTCCGACTCGCGTCTGAAGAAGATCATCAAGCGCGTGGGCGAAGTCAAGGGCGTTCCTTTGTACCTGTTCAAGTACCTGGGCAGCGAGACCGAGCACATTGGACCGATCGCGCAGCAAGTGCAGAAAGTATTTCCAGAGATGGTCAAGCGCCATCAGAACGGCTACTTGATGGTCAATTACACAGCACTGGAGGCATAAGCCATGTCACTACCAATGAACTCATACATCACCCCTGAGCAGGCAGCAATGCTTGCCGGTATCGAGGACCCTAAAGATCGCATGAACACCATGGGCGGCATGCAAAACATGGCCAACATGCTGCCTGCGATGGGTCGCATTAAAGAACGCGACAACGGCCGCGTTGTGGGTCGTACTAGCGCAATGGAAGGCCTAGGTCAGATGGGCTCACAGATCGCTGGCGCGGCAATGAGCAAGAGCCTGATGGACAAGTACGGCGCCATGATGGACAAAAACAATGCCAGCCGTAGCCAGACAGCACTTTTAATCGCGCAGGCATTGCGTGGTGCTGGCCAGCCTGGTGCGGCACAAGCTCAACCAGGTGGGGCTCAGGCTTTCCCGGTCAACATGCAAAACCCAGCCATGTCTTACCCGCTCGACCCGTATGAGGTCGATGGCCAATACGGCGGTTAAAGCATGAGTCAGCAACTCGTCGAACAACTTCGCACTTGGGGCCAAGACCCCAACGTCAGGCACTTTCTGGATGTAGTCATTCCTGGTGCTGAAGGCACCACCACGCACGGCTACAACACAGCGTTTGGTGGTGATCGGTTCGACTCGTTGGCTGATCACCCGCGCTATCTCAAGCCATTCAAGCAAACAGACGGCAAGACCAACTACACCAGCGCGGCTGGCAAGTATCAGTTTTTGTCGAACACTTGGGATGAGACTGCCAAGGCCTTGGGACTTTCTGACTTCGGACCAGAGAGCCAAGACCTGGGCGCCCTGTATCTGCTTCACCAGCGCGGCGTGCTGCCTGACTTGCAACGCGGCGACTTTAAGACTGCGGTGAATAAGACCGGCAGTGTGTGGGCAAGTTTGCCATCGAGCAACTACCCACAGCCTAAGCGCGATGCAGGCTTTATCGAGGGTTTGGTAAACAAGATGATTCCAGCGGCACAGGCCGGCACGCTACCGCCGCAGCAGCAATCAAGAGCAACGCCGCCAGCTGCGGCACCGATTCAAGGAAATACGACGATGGATCAATCACCTCAAATTTCTGCGCTGCCGAATGCTAGGTCGGCTCTCACGCAAGACCCAATGGCTATGTACAGAATGCTGCTTTCGCAGCAGAGCAATGTGCCTGTTCAAGAGCTTTCGCCAGAGCAAAAGCAGGCACTACTGGGAGGCCGTCAGCAGCGCGCGGCAATGCTGCCTCTTGCAATTGGTGCATCTTTGGCTGGTGATAAGCGTGTCGCTGCATTGGGCGGTCAGCTTTACCAAGACGCAAGCGAAGCGCGCGGCGCAATGCAGCTGGGTAATGAAGGCTGGCTGACCTCTGAGGGTCAGTTGATTCAGAACCCTTTTACACAAGCAAACCGCCAAGAGAACAACCAAAACCGAGCGCTATCTCTCACGATGTCCTTATTGAGGGGTCAAAACGCGCCCCCAGGCTACACATGGGCGACAGGCACAAACGGTCAGCCAGAACTTAAGTTCATCCCAGGTGGCCCTGGAGACCCTGACGTCAAGAAAGCTAGTCAGGAGCCGACTGAGGACGAGAAGAAGTCCGCAGGCTATGGGCTTCGCATTGAGCGCGGTCAGAACACAATCAGTGAAGTTACTGGGCGCAATAAAAACGCTGCTTCGCCGGAGGTTTTAGCAAACACGTTAGGCAATATTCCAGTTTTCGGCGAAAACCTTGCAAACGTCGTTGTGTCGAATGATCGCCAACAGGTAGAGGCTGCGCAGCTTGATATTCTTGACGCAGCACTTACCTTAAACACTGGCGCTGCCTACACAAAAGAGCAACTTAAGGGTCTGTCGAAGTCTTACTTTCCGCAGATAGGTGACACAGACGAAACCATTGCAGGAAAGCAGGCTCGACTCAATGACTTGCTGCAGACGGCAAAACTAAGAGCTGGCCGTATGCAACCGCGTGTGGACAACCTTCCCCCATCAACTGGCAACACCAGCGGCTCACCTAGCGGCTTTCCGTCTGCCGATGCAATTGCGGCCGAGCTTAAGCGCAGGGAGGGCAAATAATGGATTTATCAAAACTCTCTACTGAAGACCTGCAAGCACTTCAGCGTGGCGAACTTGGCCGCGTGAGTGTTGATGGCCTCAAGTACATGCAAGGCGTCGTTGTAAAGGACCCGCAAGCAGAAAGAACGGCAAAGATTAAGCAAGACGCCAACACCTACGCTGGCGAAAACGTCGGCGAAATGAGCACGACAATGAAGGTGCTTGGTGGCGCCAAGCACGCACTGGATAAGGCTGCTCTTGGTGTTAAAGGTCTTTTGCCTCAGTTTGTGCAAGATGCTGGCGATTCTGTTGATCGTTATTTCGGGGCTGGTGGAGTCAACAGAGAGTTAGTTGATCAAGGCAATGCTTTTGTTGGCCAAGCTGGAACACCGGCAAGAGTCGGACAGATTGGCGCAGATGTTGCAATGACGATTGCGCCAGGTGCCGCTGGTATGCGACTGGCTAATGCAGGAATTAGTGCATTGCCCCGTGCGGCTCAAATGATCGGCACTGGCGGCATTCTCCCAGCAGCTGCGACGGGTGCGGCAATCAACGCAGCGATTGATCCAGATAACAGGGGACAAGCAGCACTTACTGGAGCCATTGGTGGCGCAGCTGGTCAAGCTATCGGCACAGGGATCACTAGGCTTGCTGGTGGCGCATTCACGCCAACCAGAGAAGCAAGGGCTTTGATGAACCAAGGCGTGCAGCCCAGCGTCGGCCAGGCAACTGGCGGGCGACTGAATGCGTGGGAACAAAGAGCGTCAAGCATGCCATTTCTCGGTGACCTAGTGGATTCCGCCAGGATTCGTCCGCTTGATGAATTTCAGGCTGCGGTTTTGCGGCGCGCGACCGGCGCGGCTGCAAACAACATAGACGATGCAAACGCGGCTGTTTCTAGGTCATACGATGCCGTTGTCCCCAGCATGCGTCCGACACCGGATGCCGTCATGCGTGTTCAAAATTCAGTTCGCAATGCGGCCAACAACCCTGAACTGACGCCAGACCGCTTGGCTGCTTTGCAGGGGATTGTCAACAGAGATTTTGCCAACTTTGGTCGGCTTAACGGAGAAGGCATTAAGCGACTAGACAGTGATCTTGGCTTCACTGCTCGCCGGTATGCAGGTGGGTCTCCAGCAGATCAAACGATGGGCGATGAGGTTTACAACGTCATTGGCGCATTGCGGGAAGGCATTGAGACAGGATTGCCTCAAGACATGAGAGGCCTTCATCAGCAAGCCAATGCAGCGTACAGAGCAATGGTGCCAATCAACAAGGCGGCAAGTCAGCGTGCTGATGAACGCATTATGCCAAGAGCCCTGCAGAAGGCTCTTGCCCGTCAGCAAAACGCTGATGTGACTAGAGCTGCTCAAGACCCATTAGTTGATCCAGCTGTCAGAGTTTTATCTAACAGCGTCCCTGACTCTGGCACGGCTGGGCGCATGAATCAATCAAACAGCCTAGCAATGCTGCTTGGCGGCGTGGCTGCTATACCCGCAGCTCCCTTTTCAACTAGAGCAGGCCAACGCGCCTTGCTTGGCGGCTACTCATGGCAAGACCCAATTCGCCAACTAGGTTCCGAATATTTAGTGCCGGCGCTTCGCAACATCGGCACATCAATTGGTAATTAAGGAGAAATATATGCCACGCAATGGTTCCGGTACGTTCACTTTGGTCTCAGGCAACCCTGTTGTCCCAGGCACCATGATCGAGTCAACATGGGCGAATACAACACTCGCAGACATCGCTGATTCGCTCACCAACTCTCTTGCCCGCAACGGCGAGGGCGGGATGACAGCGCCTCTGCGTCTGGTCGATGGCACGGTCAGCGTGCCTGGCTTGGCATTCGCCAATGAGACAGGAAGCGGCCTCTATCGCGCTGCGGCCGGTGATGTTGGGTTGGCTGTGCTTGGTTCGCGCATTCTGCGTCTGCAGGCTGCAGGTGCGTCTGTGACTGGCACTCTCAACGTCAGTAGCACAGCATCTATTGGCGGCGACCTTGATGTCAACGGCGCTGTGTTCCGCAAGCAGGCAGCTGGCACTGGTTATCTGGTCTACGGTTCCAATGGCTCAACCAACA